TATTCAACTGCTTTAACGACTGGAAACGGCACGATTGCAGTGTATGTAGTCAATGAATTGACCGTCCCACGCACAGAGAATAATGATATATCGATCAATGTGTTTGTCAGTATGGGCGATGATTTTGAAGTCGCTCAACCTGATGGATATATGGTTGATTTTCTACGTTTACGTCCCGAACCAACCCCACCCAGACTGTCCACACCTGAAGATGAACCTATTAGACCACATGCTGGTGAAAATCCTGCTGAGGAAAAGGATAGAGTTGATTCTCAACCTGTTTACCCTCCCTCGATTAACACCATGTCAGCATATGCGGACGATGATAAAGCGGATCTCGTCCATTTTGGGGAAAGGGTTTCATCTTTCAGGCAAATTCTGAAGCGCTATAATGTTCATGAATATATGCCCACTTTCGGTATCAATGAGAACTTATCTGACAATGACTATATTGTTCGGAAGGCAAGAACTGCGATGCCTTTTGAGCCTGGTTATGTCAATGAGTATAACAATATTGCTCTTGAAACTGAGGCAGGGTACTATGTTTATTCCCACATGCCATTGATGCGATATCTTTCAACAGCCTTTGCTGGATGGAGAGGATCTATCCGGTGGATGGCAGATTTTTCCATGGCTGGACCTGAGGTTATAGGTCCTCAAGCTTCCAGAGCTGGTTCACCTTGGAAAAACTTCAATGGCATTGATGCATTAGCGCCTCGGAATACTCCTGCGGGTGCTGGTACCCTTCTTTACTTCAAACGTTCCTCAAATGGGAAAGAAGGTACATCACTCACAAATGTCCAAGTAAATCCTGTTCTCGCTTTTGAGCTGCCATTTTATTCTCAGTATCGATTTGCACATCCACGGTTGCTTTCACCATTTGATAATGGAATACCATCCGACGATCAAATTGTTGGTCCTGGTTTTGAGATGGATTTCGTTGCTCGATACGAAGAAACAGGTACTACCAATAACAATGGTATTATTACTACTTGGGTATCTGCTGGTGAGGATTTTAATTTGTTTTACTACATGGGTCCGCCCATTTTCTATATTGAACAAATTCCGCCACTTGATCCTCCCACACCACCTGAGAGGGATACGGCACCCCGTTTTCCCTCGCATACGCTGTGAGAACCCACAGCACGGGAATTTATTCTCGTTGACGCATGTCTAAAGTCAAAAAGCACTAATTTTGTTCTGATGCACATGCGTCAGAACCACCCCCTTCCCCTTGGGGTGTCCTTCGGGTTTTTATGTGTTCAACTTCTAGACTTGCGTCAGATGTACATAGTGCACACTCCTGAGTTTTTAGGTTACATCTACCTTTTTGCGCTCAGGACTGTACGTCTGGTTCTATTGCGAAG